AGAGTCACACCTATCACCATCGCATGCAGGAACTCTCCGTGGTACTGCTCATGGTTATGAGTATACTCACGCCTCACCCACGCCTTAAAATAAGGCACGTTAGAATGTAAATAAGCCATATGTTATTTTTTAGCGCGACCGCCAGTTTTCATCTTTTTAGCGCGACCACCGACCTTCATACCCTTGGGTTTAGCGCGACCACCGACCTTCATACCCTTGGGTTTAGCGCGACCACCAGCCATCATCTTCTTTTTGGCTCCCGTTTTGCCACCGTTACGGTAGCCCTTTTTCTTCATCGCCATGTCCGGCTCCCTAGATAAAAGTATATGTATTAGTATACAGGACTTTTCTCTGTGTCAATTTTCTTTGGCACACAATACGCAACAGCCCGATCCTTAGCCGCAATACCGTGAGAACTGTATCTTTTCACCAAAAATGAAGCCATCGCATTACAGTGATCTATACGGTAAAAGTACATGTCTTCAACAACCAACTCTCTTGATGCTCCATAACCCACGAACAGCAAGAGAGCAAAGACATACATCAGAACATTAATTCAAAATGCGGAGCATCTATGAACGGCCTACGCGCCTGTGATCTTCGTGTATCAATGTACGAACACATAGCGTGTTCTGCGGTCCCATCGTAAGCGCCAAGGTCGTCAATAGTCCATGCCGCGCCCCAACGAAGTTTTACCCCCACTGCCTCTGCTGCCTCCTTCATAGCATCGGCAATCTCGTCATAGAGGTTAAGCTCCCAACGACCTCCGCCATCGCAGTAAGCCATTAAATCAACGGCGTTGCCGTGAATGTGCTTCGACTTCATAGTTTGTGAAGCCCCCTTTGCAACTAGCGCCTTCTGCTCCTCTATCGTTCGCAGACCGCAGATCACACTGAAGTCCTGCTTCGTAACGCCGATGGCGTACTTCACGACAGTTACCAGATCGTCGTTGACCCCTTCTAGCCTTGACAGGCTTCGCTTTCCTAACTTGTATCCCATGATTCATCCTTTGTTTGCTATGAGTTTAGCCTGTTGCCGAATAAGTTCCTGTTGCTTTTTTAATTCAAGCCACTGTTGGTCTCCCTCAGACAGCTTGGGAAAAGGAACCACCTTATCTGTCATTTGGCTGCGTACTTAGAGATGGCTCTATTTCCAAACCAAAACGCTAACACAGCACTGAACAAGCCAGAGGTTTCGCCATCCCACATTAGATCAACGGCCTGCATCCAATCACCACCAGCCTCCGTAACCTTAACCATAATCACTACCTTCGTGGCTACGAACAATCCGAAAAAGGCATAAGTAACAATAGGACGAACAGAACCCCGAAGACCGTTGATAAATCCTCCAGCGTCGATAGATCGATCATGCTCATACAACCCCCTTGTTTCTTCAATGTCTGCCTTCTTGTCTAACTCAACAAGCTTCATTTCAGAGCGTTTCTGAGCAAGCTCTGTCTCTAGTTGCATCATCTCCATGCGATGCTTTTGTTGTTGGTTAGCTTTGAAATAACTAAGTACCTCGGGGAGAAATGAACTCCCAAAGCCTAGTAAACTTCCCAGTAATGCCATCATTTTTCTGATCCTAACCATACGGCGAATGCGCCTGTCATAGCTCCCGTTACGGTTGCAGTCAGCGCAGTAGCTTGCGTACTAACAACATCCTGCGGCAACGACATAAACCACTCAATCACTCTTATATACATAACAGTCATCACCAACATCATAAGACGAGGCATAACCTTCCACGCCAAAAACTTCTCCATAGTCATTAGAAACCTCCTTTCAGGCCATCTAATATCTCCGATAAACTAGGGCGTTTATCTTTCCTCTCATACAGACAACTAAAAACCTTCGGGCATTCGGAAAAACTCTTCGTAGGGTAGTGATACCCCAAGCCACCATATCCCGCTGTGAACCTATAAACACACACCTTTTGACCGTTTTCGGCTGTAAGTCGTTTCCATAAGTGACACTGAACATGCATTGGATTAGCTACTCCCGCAAGAGTTACAGACAAAATAAGCGCGTTTATCATTGCGTAACCAACACTATTAAATACATACCACCGCCTAAAACGCCAATTATACCAAGGCTTAACGCACCAATAGCCATGTTGTTCTGTATCTGGCGCTTGGCTTCCATAGCCGCGTAAACAGTCTCTTCCCGTTCAGCGCGTATCTTACGGCGCATGCCCAGCATCTCATCGTAAGTCCCCAATCCAAACCTATAGTCCAGCATGAACTTAATTTCTTTTTCTTTTTCAAGTAAGGTCTTCTTACGGATCACGATATCCATAGCTTGCTGCTCTATGTTATCGGTTCCGTGGGTTTTCTTGTCTAGCCAAGTTGGGTTTTTACGTTGAGTCTCTGCCCTGCTTATATCCGCAACAGCACAATACCACTGCCCAAGTTGCTTGCTGACGTCCTGCATCTCACGACCAGCGCCAACCAACATCTTCACGCCCTTAAACGCGGCGTTAGCTGCGGCAAAAGCCGTTACAGGATCAATCATTTATCTCTCCAACATGCGATCCATCTTAGAGTCTAAAGCGTCCAACCTCACAATAACTCGGTTTATGTCAGTGGTGTTTTCAACCTTCGTGACATACTCCTTCGCCATCTCTTCTCTAGTGCGATTCAAAAGTATCTGCAAACGGCTCATCTCAGAAACTTGGCTTCTAACAAACCAGCCTAAGCCACCAATAACAGCCGTTAAAACACCGCTCCATAAAAACTCTGGACTCATTACCCTCTTCGTATCGATGCTTGACGTTGCACCTCAATACGCTCCTGATTAACCGCATTGCGATTATCGGCTATCTCTTCTTGTAAATCAAGTCGAGCAGCGTCAGTAACGGCACGTTGTTCCAGCTTAGCACCCTCTATCTCTATCTTAGCCTGATCTATCGCCGCCTTATGCTCCGCCTCCATCTGCTTGATCTGAAGCTCCTGCATTCGAATCTTAACTAACGGGTCTTCTCCCGCTGATTGCTGTCCCGCTGCCAACCGAGGCATAATGTCCGACATTAACTCAGCCTCTACCACGGCAACCTGAGCCTCTATTTGATCCGGAGTAAACTGTTGAGGCTGTAGCTGCTGACTTTGAGCCTGCATAGCAATAGCCTGTAGTTGTTCCATGACAGACTCACGAGCCTTCATAGATACATGCTCCAACACATGCGTAAACAACCCCGCTAAAACAGGGGGAGTCTTCTGCAATATGGGTAAACTTAACAGGCTCAAGTGAGACTGTATGTGAGCGTCATGGTCTTGAGGAGGAAATGCCTTGGCTGGCTGGCCCGAGATCATGTCCGCGTTCTCCATTGCAGGGTCCTTTGGCTGCGGTTGAGGAGGGGGCGGAAGTATCTCGTTAATGTTTTGCACCTCCAACGCCTGATACATTCTTCGATAGGCTGCATGGAGGTTATGCATTTGCGGGTTTGACTGAGCCAACTGGAGTTGCTGTTGGGCCAATGTAACGCGCTGCGCCATCGAAAAAATGTTAGGGTCACTGACGGGGAGGACGTCAACCCTGCCGTCGAAGTCTTGCGCCTTAACCTGCTGGGGTGCGCCAGCTACCTCATATGGGTAAACGGGAGGTAAGTTTTCAGCGAAGATACGCGCCAAAAGCCGAAACTCGGTTTTCTGCGCGTAGTGCAAACGTTTGTGAATCGCGGACATAACCTTCGATCCACGTTCCAATAACGCAACAGTCGTTCCAACTGGCGTCTCTTGGTTCATGTCGGATACCTGTTGGTCTGCTACAGATATAAAGCGTCTTCCATCCGCAACCAAACTGCCAAGCATCTGCGCCAAGGTAGCCGAAGGCTCCTTATACGGCAGAGGAATAATCGAGTCCCTAATCGCACCGCCCGGAACATCAATGTCCCGCCACTCTCCGGGCTGCAATGGCTCGTCAGAGTTACGAACGCGAACGCCACGGGCCTTGAAACCCGCAGGTAAATTCGAAAGCGTACCCGCATCAATTAACTGACGCAGCAAGCTTGTCGAAGCACGGCCCAACCCGCCAATCATATGCACTAAACCAAAGCCGTAAAACCCTAATCCGGGCATGAACTTATAGTGTACGAAGTATTGACGCTTACGCATCATGGGATCACCCATGTCAAAGTTGCGCCGAATAGACAGAATCTGTCCCGAGTTGTCATCAATCGTAATGATGTACGGTAGCTTTATGCCCGATGGCTCTCCCGTCTGAGGATTTATGTCCTCAAAACCCTCAATGTCCATGTCCGCATGCATCTCTAGCACCGTCAAAACATCGTCAGAGTAATTCTTGGACAGCCCCTCTAGCTCATTGACCTTCTGACGAACAGAGTCAGCCTCAACCTCCCCGCCCTCTTTCAAATCAACATCACGATATACACCACCAACCTGCATCTTGCGCACATCGTTGATGTCCATACGCAATACATGCGTAACCCGATTGCTTGTAGCTAAGTCAGAGGCAGAGTACGGTACAACCAAGTCTTGTGCTGGTATGAATTGTGCAACTGCACGTTGCTTCGTGGGATCGAAGTAAACCTTCTTAAACGTAGAGCCAGACAACGGGAGATAAAACAGCATCTGATCCATGTCCGGATCATACTCTTCCATGATCTCCGTAATCTGGTAGTTCATAAAGTGCTCTACCCGATTGGCCTGATCCTCACGAGCTTGGTCCTGCAAACCCATAAGACGAGTTCTAACAGGGCCACCCGCTGGCAAAAGCTCCTTGTATGCCTGTGCCTGAAACTGCGTAACACTCTCGCTAATCATGGGATGCACAATACCGGACGCACCCTCAAACGGAGTTGTGCGCTCCTCGGCCTTTAACCCAAGTAAATCTAAACCCTTGGTATACGTCTCTTCCCAATCGGACCTCGACTCTAAATCTTCCTCGTATAAGCCCCGAAGATCGGAGGACATCTCCCCAAGAACGCCCTCATCCAAGTATTCTGCCAAGTTAGCGTCAAACGGAATGTCATCAGGTATATCTATAGGCATCTCTTCCATAGACTGAACTATCGCCCCGCCCATACCGTCATCTATAACCTCGGCTCCGTTAGGAAACTCCATAGGAACATCAATCGGCACTTCTATGTCTGGTGACATCACCATCAGTAATACTCCCGTTTACGAGGTTTCCATTCATCCTCTAGGTCATCTTCGCCGTCCAGATAGATAAAACCACCCTGCCGAAAACGCATCAAAGCTAGGGTCATACTATCACAATAATCGTCGTTGTCACCATAGGGAAAAGAAACCACCTCTTCGATAACCTCTTCAGGGAACTTCTTGTCCGAAGGATACCAAACAACCCCCGCCTCAAACAAAGGAGCTACCATGTGCATCCTAGTGACCTTATCCTTGCCCCTGCCCGGAGAAAAACCCAAAGCAGGAATGCCCTTGAGACGTAATTCGTCTATCAAAGGCTGTCCCGTGGCCTTGGCTTCTATGATAACCATGTCTGGGTCCCAATATTCATGCTCGTCATAGGCAATTTCCTTTAATTCAGGGAAACTCCACCTACCACGCTGCGCATCCATCAAAATTATGTGGTCAGGTCCGCCCTCTAGCGGATTAAACACGCCCCAAGTCGTAATCGCGCTGTAATCCGCGCTCTCTTTCTTAGAAAACGCCGTATCATAGGACTGCATGACGTATTTTAACGTGGGAACCTTGTCCTCCTCCCACGGTTGCCACCAATCGCGCTTGATAATCGCAGATTCAGAGGCCGTGGGCGTCTGCTGCCACTGCGCAGACCACTTTGACACGGGCAGAGACGCCTTAATCCCCAGTAATGCGTCTTTTTCCCAAAATTCAGGCCACAAAGGGTTGCCGCTAGGCATAATCGCAGGAAATTCCACCACTTCCCACTTGTCCGCCATTACATCGCCACCCTGTCGGGCCAATAAACGACCCGTCAAGTCCTTCTTACCCCACCGAGTCATGACAATTATGATTGCACCACCCGGTTGTAGACGCTGACGAGGACCAGAAGTGTACCACTCATACGCATTATCAAACGCACTGTCGCTCATAGCGTCCTGCTCCGAGTGTGGATCGTCAATTACAAACAAATCCGCACCACGACCCGTGACCGCAGCACCAACACCCGCCGCAAAGTACTCGCCACCCTTGTCAGTACCCCATTTTCCCGCGCCCTTGTTGTCTTCCTTCAAGTTCGTGTCCGGAAAAATCTCCCGATACGCAGGATCGTCAATTAAATCTCGGACCTTCCTACCAAAACGTACAGCTAGTTCTGTATTATGGGTAGCCTGAATGATCTTTAGTTTAGGGTTCCTACCCAAAAACCATGCAGGCATCAGGTAACTCGCAAACTCGGACTTCGAATGACGAGGCGGCATGTTAATAATCAACCGCTTCAACTCGCCACGAGCCACAGCCTCTAGCTTTTCCGCAATAACCCTGTGATGACGCCCCTCAATGAAGTTCTCATACACATGATGCGCGAACGGCATGAACTTGTTCTGCGCTTCGTCCTGTAAATCAAGACGCCTCTTGGCCTCCGTTAAAGCCAGTATTTCTTTTAACGCCTCCTCGGGAAGCGCATCAAAGCTCTGATGGGTCATCTTCTTCCTTTTAAAAAGAAAAACCAAGGCAGATAGCAATGGGAACACGAAGGAGCCTTGTCCACCGTATCCTCCTCAATCTCTCTACCACAGTGCCTACACTTCATCGGTAAGGAAAAATAGGAGTTGTGGGAATACCTGCAATTCCCTCCGGCTCTATTGTAGGGGCAGTGTATGCCAAGGGCTGAGTGTATTGTAACGGGGTGAAAGGCGTGTAAGTACCCGAAGTTAATGGGTTTGTTTCGGGGAAAGGCGTCATGGCTGGGGCTGGGGCTGGGGCAGCGGCCTGCGGCCCCATGAGACCAGTATTAGCCATCGGAACCGCCGCTGTGCGTTGAGACGGAACGCACATATTAGTCACGTAATCCATTTCATAACCCGGAGGACAGCTATCGCTATCGCCTTGTCCTCCACCACGATCAGCCGCATCCTTAGCGGTATTTTCAGAGGCGAGGTTAAAGTTGTTAAAGGCTTGCGTAGCCTCATCAGACGGTTCGCCAGTTATAGGGTCCCTCAATCTTCCATAACCCATACCCTCTAGGGCATCAGTAAAACCTTCAATACCACCTAAAGAACCAAGGCCCAACCTCAAGTCTGTCGCCATCGCCCTCGGCATCTCGTTCCTCATGCGAATTAAATTTTCTAGCATTCCGGGCGTTTTTGTATTAGGCAAATACATAGCCGGACTGTCTAGGGTTGCCGGATTAAAAACCATGTTCTTCGGTCTAATATTAGGACCACTGTAATAAGGAACATTGTCATAGTTCAACTCACTCGCTTTAGGAGCTACAACTCTTGCCGCTGCTCGTTGTCTCGCAGTAGTCTCAACAAACTTTGCCGCAGCTTTTTGCCTTGCGACCTCTCCGTCCGAGTCTCCAGTAGCGTATTGCTCCGCCAATGAACCGGGGCGAAGCTTGGGACGAGTCATGCCACGAGGTGCTCTTACATCCGGACCCCCCGGTTGAGACCCTCGCCTTGTGTCCTTAGAAGTATTATAATTCTGGCCCTGACCAGAAACAATGCTACCAACAAAGTTTCCTAAGTCTTCTTTAAGACTTTCAAAAAAACTTTTTTCTTCAGCCATTTTACTTCCCCATCCTAAACATGTCTTTAATGCTACTCAGCAAACTAGGAATGCCAAGACTGTCTGTGGACCTAGACGTTTCCTCCGGAACCTGTAGCACACTCGTCGGCTCAAGCATAGGCAGTATAGCCTCACCATCCTCCAATATACCCAGCCCCATCTTCAGGGCGTTGTAACCCTTGGCCTTCGGATCACCCTTCTTAGCCTCCATGACAGCCGCAGCTATCGCCTCCATCTGTGGATTAACGCCCGTAGCAACATTGTTCGTGATCCCCGAAGCCTCTTCATTCCTCAACGCAGCAAACGCAAGGTCCGATTCTGCCTCGTCAGTAACCGAGGGTCCCGCAACCTCTAGTGTAACCTCGGGTTCTGCAACAACAAGAAACGGGCGAATACCCTCTTCGTTTCGCTTTCCTAAAACTTTGTCAACATGCTTGACTGTGTTGGGAAACTGCTCCGGCATTTCTAAAATGTTTTTGCCCTGAGCCAACAACCTCTCAACTCTAGCAGGGCCAGAATGATATCCAGCAAGAGCTAACTCATAATCCCCGCCAAACTTCTTTAAGTTCATGGCTAAGTACTCGGCCCCAAACCGAACACTGTCCTCAAGATCAAACTGGTTTTTCAAAGGAGCTACACCATAACCGGGGTCTCGGGCCGTGCTGTCAAGAGCTTGAGCCGCACCCTTCGCTGTCCCCTGAGAAGTCTCAGGACCAACCGCCCTCGGATTGTTGCTCGACTCCTGAAAAACCATCCTAGCTAAAATGTCCGGTCGAACACCAAACTTCTTAGCGTACTTCTGTATGTATCCGTCAAGCTGACTCATAGCATATACCCCATCGAACCAAGGCCCGTGAACCGTGAAACATCAACACGACCACCATCCTTAAACATAGGCAAGCCAACCTCAGAAAGAGCCTTGCGAAAATTATCCGTCATCCTAAAACCCGGAACCATAAACACCTTCTCCGCACCGTCTTGATCCGCACCGTACATCGGTATTTCCTCAATCTTCGGCATCTCCAACTTCGAATCAGCGCCCAACTTGTTCAACACCTTCTTCAAGGCCCCCGGAACAATCTTGTCGTAATACTCTTGCTGTCCACCCAACTCACCATACGTCATGTCCTTCGCCATCTGACCAGTTCCCAAAGTGAAAAACTCCGCACCAGAAACCGAAGCCTGCTCCAAGGACCTACGAATCGCCATGCGCGTAATCGTAGCCGTGTCATATAACTTACCAACACCTAACTCCGAAGCCGTCTTATTTCCTCGCGTGTTTCTCAACTCCGTCAACTCAGCCATCAACTTATCAACCTGCTCAGTAATAGGAATCTGGTCAAACCGAGGACCAAAACCCGCTTGAACAGAGGCTGAAGAATCATTAGCCTCAACTATATTCTTTTTAAAAATCGTGCCCTCTAATAAATCCAGTATCTCCTGATCCTTGGAAGACGCAGCACGACTTGCATAAGACGCAGAGGCGTTAGGACCAAGGCCCCCAGTGTAATACATAGATGAAAGCATGTCACTTCTGTCAGAACCAAGGTCCTCCAAAATCTTCCGGTTCTTCAATATAGTGCGGGAGTTGTTGTTCACATCAGACTGTATCTCGCCCAAATGAAACGTCGAACCATCGCCAGCTACGTCATACACAGCAGAACGAGTGTGGAATAAAGTAGGGCCATCCGCAGCCTGCTGAATGTCAGGGTGATGACCCATCGTCTTGTTCTTTAACTTCCTAGAAACATCAGGCCCCAAGTTAGAATCACGTAACGTATATACCGTCTCTAAATAATCAGTGCCGCCCTTCGTGAAATACTTATCATATTCAGTGCCTATATCTCGTAACTCCGTAATCGTAATCGGAGAACCTAAATTAATGTCATCAGAAAACTTGCCGCCCATCATGCGCTGCTGAAAACCAGACAACATCTTCGCAGCCGCAGTCCCGTCAAAATCCGTTAAATCCTTCAAAGACATTAAACCACGAGCCTCTAACTCAGCGTCCGTAACACCCTGACTCTTTAACGCCCTAAACGCAGCCTCCCCGTCAGGAAACTTCAAACCAGACTTCCTAGAAACAGTCTGTAACGCAGCCTGTAACCCGCGCCCCGGATCATCCAACTCATACGAGGCCAGTGGAGAAAAAGGAACCTGCGTGAAGTCAGTGGCATCTCCAGCCGCTACCGCATCCAACGCAACTGGGAAATCCGCTCCTGCATCCGCTAACGCCGCCTCAGTAGGCCCGTAATCAGCGTCAGTAAGACCAGTATACGCATCGTCATCAGTAAACGCGATGCTAGGATCAAAATCATCAACAATGCCAGCATCGTCACGAGCCTGAGCAGCCGCCTCCGCAGCAAGATACTCGTCAGTGTAAGGCGTGGTGGCGTCAGTAGGATCATAATCGGCAGCAGTGCGTACCGTAAATCCGTTGTTCGCAGTAATAACAGGAGTGCCGTCCGGAGCAGTGGCTATAGGCACTGCCACGCCATCGTCACCCATCGTATACCCATAAAGAGCCAACGTCTCAGGATCATCGTCCGGAAGACGGCCCTGCGGACGCATCGCGGCTAAAGTAGCTTCCTGATCATTCTCCATTAATGCATTGAGCGCCGCCTCGTCACGAGCCTGAGCATACTCCGGATCGTAAGGACCAGCATTAACATTTCTTAAATCGTCAATACTCGCGCCCTCGCCAGCACGACTAACCTCATCTAAATACTGAGGGCCAAATACCTCATCAAACGATTGACTATCAAGGTCCCTAAGAAATCTCTCCGCCGTGTCCGGATACTCCCGATTAAACATATCAAGAAGCTCAGAATCAGTCATAGACGCAGCATCCAAACTGCCCCTGTCACCCCCGTACATCGCCTCAAAATCCGTCTTAGGTACAGAACGATCAGTCGTGGAAAACTTGGAGGCATCACCAGAATCAATGCCCAACATAGACATCAAGGTACGACGAATCGGCTCACTTAAAAAACGACCAAGACCAACACCCAATAAAGCCTCAGCAGGACCCATGCCAGCCTCTATCAAATCACTCGTCTCGCGCTTGCCAGTAGGCGAATACTTCTCAGGCTCAGAATAACGAGCAGCAGCATCCCTCGGACGCATGAACATACTAACAACAGCATTAAAATTAGACGCATCGTCCAAACCTAACGTAGACGCAATCCCACGCAAATTCGGAGGAATAAAACGAGTGGTGTCTATCGTGTAACGATCTGCCATAATATCGAACCTCGGACCTTGGTTACCGGAACTATAACCAAAGAGAAATGAATTTGCACCCAGATTTTTTCCGAACGAAAAAACACCGGAACAATTTTATCGGACTAACACTATAGGACGCCGCACGACCTGCGTACCTCCTAAAAGGGGGTGATGGGGGTCGAGGTTGTCTAGCTACCGTTGCAATTAGGCATAGTAACCCCCCGAGACACTACCTATTAGAAAACATAGAGGCATGTGTTTTTCAAGAGGCTTGGGCTTTCTCTGGAGCTTGCTTGTCTGGAAAGGCTCGTGTTTCTGCTAGGGCCTATCACGCTGCTGGAAATTTATTACTTGGTCCTGTGGTTTTAACAGGGCGTCCGGGCAGGCTGTCGTGAATCAAGCCCTCAAGGGGTCTTGACCCTGACGGGCTTCCATCCTTGACGCAAAGAGAATGGCCCTCGCAGTGGGCCATGCCGTCTTCGAACGGCAGTCGAGTCTTGCTCAGACAGAGACACGGGTTGCCGTGTGTAGGCAACAACCTTTTGAAAAAGGTTGATAAAACAATGGCCCTCGCAGTGGGCCATACAGTCTCCGAACTGTAGTCGGCAAACAAAGATGTGTTTGATCCCTCTTTATGAAAACAGCATCGGCCCGTTATGCGCTCTAGCAGGGTCTGCGGATGACAAGCTTATGCGTGACCACTGGAATCACTAATCCATTCCCGACTTTTCTGAAGAAGAAAAGCTCGTCCATTCCTTAGTGCTTCTTGTCGGCAACACTCGCCACCTTGCCAGCCTGCTAGGTGCGCTGTGGCACA